GGATGTGTAGTATGTACACCTCAACTCTTTAAATAACAGTAACTAAAACAATACTATCATGCCAGTATCCAAAAAGAAAACTAACCTAAAGAAGAGTGTTAAACATTCAACATCCCAAGAAGCAATCATTCCTGATATGCCATTAATACCTCAAATCAGATGGGATAAGGTACAGGATGTAATGGTCAATATATTAACAGCGTTATATTCAAACCATCTCACATACAATGAAATAGACGTAATAATCGGATTAATCAGTACGAGAACATTAGTAAACAAGGTAGTACCTGAAGTACTAGGCCAAGTACACGCAGAACTGGATATGGAACTAAAGGCCCAGGAAGCAGAAAGAAATAAAAGAAAGAATGAAGCACCCTATATCACATGAAAGTCTATGTAGTAATGGAACATATTGCTTATGAAAGTGGAACAACATTAGCAGTATATTCTACCAAAGAGAAAGCAGAAGAAAGAGTAAGTAAAGAAGAGGCCAGGGGAGTAAATACTTCATACGAATTACGGGAGTTTGAAATAGATGAAGACGGATGATTACTTTGACCAAAGGGAAGAAATAGTAGGCCAAACTCCACCATGGACTGAAGATGAAATTGAATGTGCAGAGTTAGCAGAAAATATTTTATTTACAGAGAACATGTGTACTAATGGTACACAATATTATTGTCTTAAACATCACAAGTGGCACGTATGACAATCCTAGTCAAGTTTGGTGGTCTCTATGTTATCTAATCTTTAAGTAGTAGATAATTTGAATTATATTATGTCTAGAGTAACATCTGAAGAACGAAAGAAATACAGTAGAGAGTATTATCTTAAGAATCAAGTTAGACTAAGAGAATATAGAAGACAGTGGTGTTTAACTGAACGTGGCCAACAGACAAGAAAAGAATACAGAGATAAAATAAGACTAACTGTTTTATCACATTATTCACAAGGAAAATTAGTTTGTAATTGTTGTGGAGAGTCTAATTATGGATTCTTAACATTAGATCATATTAATAGTGATGGGTGGAAGGAAAAGAAAAAAGAATATCGTAGACACGCAGGTTGGAAATCATATAAAACCCTAATAGATAAAGGATTTCCAGAGGGCTACCAAGTGTTATGCTACAACTGTAATTGTGGCCGAGATAAGACTCCTTCTAAGATTTGTCCTCATAAGGTGGTGATAGGAAACGTCTAATTCTATCGTTAAGTTCGGTGGGTTAGACGTTCAAGAGTTGCTAACAGGGTAGACAATATGGCCCTATTTGTAATGAAACTGGAGAATGGTATATTTGAAGAGATAGGCAATAAGACTTGGCCCCATGTGGATTACAATGACATAGCAGTAGACTTGCTCAAGATCCAACGTTATGAAAAGATGAACGCAATAGGGTTTGATAGGCTAGGCTCAGGTGAAGTAGTCAAGATGTTCTCAAGAGAGATACCACTAGTACCGATTGTATCATCCATGCAGAACAAGCAGGATATGATAGGCCTTGTCAAAGGGTTATTCAACAAGAAGAAATTAATCATTCATACACCCAGGCTATACCAGGAGATAATGGAACAAGAGAAGGTAATCACTGACGCAGGTAATATCACATATAGACATCCTAGTGGATTCCATGATGATAGGTTTTGGGCCATGTGTTATGCAGTCAAAGTGGCCAGTAGGTATATTCATAATCTCCCAAGGCCCATGATGGTGGTATCAAAGAAACCAATGACCGAAAGAGATATAGAGAAGCAGATTGAAAAAGAGATGAAGGATATATGATAACTGAATCTCATATTTCAATAACTGATGATTGTTGGTATCCAATGGATCATGTAACTGTAAACTCGATAACTGCTAAAGAAGAGATATTATTAGGCCAGAAATCAATATATGAAGCACAAAAATTAAAACAACTAAGAGAATTAATACAGTCTATCCTAAATAGTCCAGAGATTCCAAATCATCAACTTTACCAAATGTTACATAATGCAGTGGAGAATACAAAATGACACCAATCTACATTGTTGGATATGTATCACAAGGCCTAGGTAATACTCCAGTCAATCTAATAGTAGGATACACAAACAAACAAAAGGCTGATAATCTAAGAGATGAACTGGCCCAGGCCAACAAGGGCCAGGAACAATTTGTAGTAATGGTTGAACTTGATCCAATACATGTTGATTTAAGTAATACTTAACTAAATATTAGAAGCCTATAATTATAGGCCTGAGAATTACCATATATGAATGATATATGCGAAGGATGTGGTGGTGGAATACCTAATGTCTACAATAATGGTAGATGTTTCCACTGTACTGTGGCCCCTAGAGAAGACCTACATGATGGTTATACAAAATAACCTTCCATAATCTTTTTATTCTTCTTTATTTTATAACAAGTGATTTGTGTGCTATCTACACTCAAGGCCTGAACGGTAGATTGGAAACGGCTCGATAATACCGAATACAGAATCGTAGGTACGTACAAAAAAAGCCGTACTGAAACACAGAGTCAGGAAATACTCAGTTGATACGAGGGTTGGGTGCGTGGGCCATCCGTAAGCAGAGTCTATCAACAAGCCCACATTACTACTTTTAATAAGGTGAAACATACCAAAGATGTTATATAATGGATTTGTTATGATATGAACATGAATAATTTAAAACTTACAATCAATATGGCGATAACCTCAGAAGCAATATCAAACATTATCCAAGAACTACAAGTAGGTCAGAGTTTTATATACGACGGAAGAAAATACAGGGCGGTTAGAGCACAATTCAATCATAATAGGCCTGATTATATCACTGATTATAGTTCGTATCTTGGCCCACATAATACTGAGGTAGAGATAGAAGTAGTAAGGGATGATCAACTAGATTACAAAGAGTCTATATTTGATCCCAAATTACATGAATGTAAATCATTACCATAAACAATTTTTATTTAATCTTTAATAATGAAGCCTAGCCAATACTCTATATGGGCCAGGTCAAAACACGCAAGTTAAGGGCCGATAAAGGTACAATAGTACCACTTAATCAACAAAAACTTGCAGAAAAGAAAGATTATGCTATACCACGTTTTGGTGTTTCTTCACGCAGTACTGTAAGAAAATATGTCTCTAATAACTGGCGTAAGATGGATGGCCAAACAATGGATTATCAAGGTATACAGGTATTTGCAACAGTTGATCCATATACATTTTCTGAACGTAAAGACTTTAGAAGTTCCATGGATAACTCGTATGTCTATAGAGGATGTCGTATTCATACAACAATGGTTGCAGGTCAGGGATATACCACAAGTGTAGTACCACGTAAAGAAGAAGAACTACCTGAAGACCAGGAAGAGGCTTGGGCCCAAATAACAAAACTCAAAGTACCATACTGGAAAGACCAAGAGTTTACTCCAGAGCAAATCAAGGACTGGATTGATAAATTATGTATGGATTTAGACTTGCAGAATAATGTATTTAATGCATATTTCCTGGCCTTGGAACAGGGTAGATGTGTGTTGGCCATTACACCATTAGATAAAGATCCAGACGAAACAAAGGCTGTAAGATGGCGTATGCCAAATCAAATCAGGTTAATCAGGCCAGAGTTTACCATTAGGCCTCTTATTGATGATAACACTGCAGAACTAAAAGGATGTCAAGTTGTTGGTGCATACACTGATGAAAAGAGTTCAACCATTGACGCAGAACGTATGATATACATCATGCATGGATTCAACAATGAATTATTCTCTGATTACTATGGTGATTCTAAAGTAGCAAGAGTGGCCGATATTGCAAACACATTAAACGTTATTCTCAATCAAGACTATCCCAATACAGCCAAGTATGCATGGTACAAACCACCAATATACTCAGTACCAATTCCACCACAAGAATTTGGTAATGAGCAATCAATACTAACCCAGTTTGCAAACCAGGCCAATGACTCTGAAGGAAGGGCAGTTGCAGTAACTGGCCCAAGTAACAAAGATGAAACAGGTGTAACTGTACTATCAGGTGATAATGCACATACTGATACTGCAGGACTTGAAACAATCAGAACTGGCCTAATCAAGGCCATCATTACTGCATTTGGTATTCCAGGCTTTATGCTATCTGAAGGTGATATTGGTTCAATGTCTGGCAATAGTAACATAGAAGAGATTGACATGTACATTAATACTGAAATCAGGCCAGAGAGAATCATCCTTGAAAGGGCCATTGAATCTCAATTATACGATAGGATACTACAGATATTATTCCAGGTTGATGATACAAACAAACTTCCAATCAAAGTAAAACACAAGTTCAACAAGCCCAAGTTATTTACAATGATTGATCCTGCATTGTATAACGAGATGAAGGATATGGTACAGATTGGATTAATAGATGAAAGTGGTATGAGAGAGTTCTTGGGTGTAGAAGAACTAAACAAGGATACACTATCCAAGGGACAGAACACTGATCCAGACTTGAATAGATGGAGACCTGACTGGCAATCCCCAGTTCAGATTAACATGTGGCCAAAAGCAGATGGCCAGATGGCTACAACAGTATCACCATGGGGCTCATTACCAAATCAAGAACCAAAGACTGCAAAGAAGGTTAAGAAATAATGGATACTGATATAGCCCTGCTTCTAAATGCTATCAATAAACTGGGAGATGATGTCAAGTATATCAGAGACAAGACTGATGTACATACAGATAAGATACAGGATTTATGTCAAAGAACATCTTGGACTGAAGAAGAAATAAAGAAAGAAATAAAGGGCCGAGTCAAGTCAGAGACTGACAAATACAAGTTTATTACAATTATATTTTCAAGTTTTGGTGGTATTGTTTCTGCAGTAACCACACTAAAAAGCATGTGGCATTAGTAACGTTTTTATTCTAATATAGTATAACAGATTATGCTAGGCCACTAGTTTTGAATGATTCGAGGCTAGTTTAGCACAAGGTTATAGTTTTCCACCTTGGGCCATGAAAAGAGAAACAAGCCTGTCCATAGGTTAGAATGGAAAATGGTGTGTGCTCAAATCACATTCCCTGTCGTTGAGATAATAACGACCAATAAGAGGTGGTGTCTAGGCCTTCTGTCTAGCCCACTGTATTTCCTATTTGTATGACAATGAAAGCAAGGGAGTCTATGGAATAGATTAGACCTACCGAGTCACAATACAAATAAACCAATATGTTTTTAAATATGGCCTTTGTATACATATCAAGCGATTTTAGTGGTGTAACGCTTTGAGGCCTCACAACCATGGATAAGTGACAAGCCAAAACCACTCGTTGTACAATCTTGGGAAAGTGTTGTACTGGGCCGAGTCAGTTGGTAGGAATGATTCTAGCAACTGAAGGGCCAAATCTTTTTTCTATTTAAAGAACTGGGCAGTGGTTATCATTACAATATATAAAGAAGTGTGCACTAGAACAAATGATTCACAAGGTTAATTAATAGGTACTAATCAGCAAGACCTATGGATAACTTCATACTGTTCATCCTGGCCTCTGTAACTGCAGGGGAAGTATGGAATAACGCAGGTTATTTCAGCGACTGGATAAAGAACAGAAATGATCCAAACTGGAAAGGCTTTGATACTAAAGCCCTGAGAAATGACCTTTTACTGGGTTTATTCTTGGGCCTTGGAATCATTGTATATTCCTCAGTAGTAGCAGGAACAGCAAATGCTATAACAATTCCACCAATCACTAGTCCACAAACATTCATCTCTGCAGTAGCAGGGCTGTTTGGTATTGTAGCAGTAGTTGATAAATTTGTAGTGGGTGGTATTGGTAGAGCAGTAACACTGCGAAAACCAAAGGCCCCTGTTAAAGAATAAACAGGGCCATCCCTAATCTTTTTATATCTAATTACTTTTACTATAGAGTATGAAACTTGCAATTATTTTACTTTCTTTGGTGGCCCTGAGTGGAGTCAGTGTCGTTTATGCAAACCAATTTCCAACATTCGGATTCTCTGATAGTACACAACCAAAGAGTTGTATTGATTACTTACATGATGGTATCACATGTTACCAATACTTGCCAAGATTACCAATAACAAGTTCTACAAATTGGTCAATGGATATTATTGCTCCAAACAATACATGTAATATCAATGGCCAGATTATCGGTTCAACAGGTGGATGTACTACAAAATCTATTGTTTTATCTCAAACTGACTTTGATACACTAAAATCAAATCCTTCAGTATTAGCAGTAGTTCGTATACAACAAAGTGGTATGCCATCACAAGATTACTGTCCAGTAGCATTATGGACATGGTTCTCACAGGATGATTCATTCAAGGCCAAGTATAACGAGACTTTGGTAGTTCCACAAAGATGTCTTAATCCAGTTCCTGAATTTGGCCCAGTTGCTGAATATTCACTCATATTTGGATTCTTATTTGTATTTGGTTCAATAATGGTAATGAGATACAAATGAGTCTTTACGCTAAATTAAAGAATTGGTGGAATAATACAGAACATAAGATAGAGAACAAGTATGGATGGAGACATGATATTCCAGACCAACGTGACCATTTGTTTGTTGGTGATGTCATGCCAGTACAAGTCTTACCATCCAGTGTTGATTTATCATCAAAGTGCCCACCTGTATATGATCAAGGTGGCCTGGGTTCATGTACTGCAAACGCAATAGCAGGGGCCATTGAGTTTGACTTGCTTAAACAAGGCCTTCCTGATTTCATGCCATCCAGGTTATTCATCTATTACAATGAAAGGGCCATGGAAGGTACAATAAACACTGATAGTGGGGCCATGATACGTGATGGAATCAAGTCAGTAAATCAATTAGGTGTATGTCATGAGTCAATGTGGCCATACAATATTCAACAATTTACATGGAAGCCAGGTGCAGATGAATATGTAGACGCATTAAAACACAAGGCTGTACAATACAAGCGTATCTACAATGAAAAATCACCAAGTCTTATGAAACTATGTCTTGCTAATGGAATACCATTTGTATTTGGATTTACTGTTTATGAATCATTTGAATCTCAGTATACATCCACAACAGGAACTGCAAACTTACCTGGGCCCAATGAGAAGATTCTTGGTGGCCATGCAGTACTATGTGTTGGTTATGATGATTCAACCCAAAGATTCCTATGTAGAAACTCATGGGGTACATGGTGGGGTAACAAGGGATACTTTACAATTCCTTATGCATA